TCGTTCTTCTGGCGGGTGATGAGGGGCATCTGCATCTTCTCGTGCTGGCTCTGAAGTGCCAAAAGTACCCATAGATTCATCTGGAGTGCCTGCACCTAACGCTAATTTTAGTGGAGCCCGAGGATTGTTCCACTCACTATGACGCGCCCTAACGCCTACTATTCCGAGAGTAGCCATGGTGACTGCCGTGTCAGCTACTGATTGTAAGCGCGTAAGAGCTTCACGCACCAAGCAATCGAACGAAGTGCCAGGCTGAGAATTGGGGCTATACACTGCTCTTACATAATGAATTTTCTTATAGGCTGGTCGACGTGCCATGAAACGTTCCCTGGATTTTTGATTTGAACCACACTTACATAACGGCAGCTACTTCGTCTATATCAAGCTAAATCAAAATCTAACGCGGGTCTAACGCGCCTTGCGGGGAAAAGTCGGGCCAACGTAGCGGGTAACGTCTTAGCGGCGCTCACAGGGCCGCGTTGATTATTCGCCTAGCGGCTCGCCCAGGTAGTCCAGAAGGGTCTCTATCGCGTTGGTTTCATCGTCGCTTGAGAAGCCCAGCCAGTTACGCTCAGGTATGCCGCGTTCCTCATCGCCAAAGTGCATGCTGGCACCGTAGATACGGTCTGTGCCGTATTCGAGGTAGTCCGGCCCGGCGTCGTAGCGGTTGGTATCGCGCAGGTAGGTGTTGAGTACCAGTATCTCATCCTGACGCCGGGGCTTGCGCTTGCGGTACTCCTCGGACAGCGGCTCCCATGGGTCGCCGCTGGGCGAGACCTGCTGATCAAAGCGTTCTCGGGTAGCGCGGTCCAGGTCTTCGCCAATTGCTGCCATGGCGGGCTGGGCGTCACGGCCGCGTTTGTTGAGCTCGCCCAGGGCGCGCATGACCTTGTCATCGTCAATGCGGAAGTCGAGCTTGATACCTGCCATTAGTCTGTCTCCTCATCACGGCGGTACAGGCGAACCCCGCGCCGCCAGGCTTCCAGCTCGGCGGCGTTTTCCAGGCGCTGGCCGGACCAGCCGTCGCGGCCCCAGTCGACCATGAACAAACCTTCCTCGCCGCCTTCCAGTACAAAGCGGGAGAGGTAGCGACGCCGCAGGCGCGGGCGTTCGCCTTCGATGGTTTCCAGGGCCGTCCAGATTTCGTCCGGCTCGCGTAGTGTGCGGGCTAACGCGCCGAGGTTCTGGCCATCCCCCGGCAGTAACCAGCCGCCACGTCCATCACGGAACAGATCCTCGCTGATGGGCAGCGACTCCCCAGCGGCATCGGTAAAGCGCCGCACGTCGCCACCGCGCTGGGTGCCGAAGCGTTCCAGGAACGCATCCACGTAGCGCTCTTCGGGTTGGTCGGCTTCCAGCAGTTCCTCCGCCTCTTCGGCGTAGTCGGGCATGGCGTCTTGCGCCTGGCGGTTAGGCATTGTTGTGCCGGAACGTGCGCCGGATTGATTGGGGCGTGGGGTAATACCCCTGGCGCGGCCGCTACCGGGGCGGTGGTCAAAGCCGGGGTCGATGCCCTTCGCAACGCGCACGGTGCGCGGGTTAGGGCCATTCTCGCCAATGGTGCGCTCGACGTACTCGATGTCGGGGCCTCGCTCCGACACGGTGTAGCCCTCGCGCTCCGCCTGCCGACGGCTCACCATGTACTTCTTGCAGCTACAGCCGTAGCCGTTCTGTGGTGTCCAGAAATCCCACCAGGGATCATCCAGCGGTACCACGCGGCCATCGTTGGCCAGGTGCGCTGAACGCGGGTTCTCGCTGCCTCCATGCCGGTAAAGCCCAAAGGGCCGAAGGCGGCGCAGCTCCGGGTCTTCCATCTGGCGCTCACGCCCGGCGGCGTAGCTCTGGCGCAGGTTGGTGTCGTAGATGACGCGCGAACGCCAGCCTCGGTTGCCCTTGTAGGCCCAGCCGTGGCGCTCGACGATCTGGTCGAAGTCTTTGCGGAAGTCGGCCAGTGTCTTGCCTTCCTCAATCATCAACTGCACCGAGCGCTGGAAGTCCTCAACGATGGCCTGGCGGCTGGCACCGGCGACCATAAACGCCTGGTCGTTTTCTGCGCCGTACACATCCGACCAGGTGTTGGTAGGGATGGCCACCTTTTCGCGCATGGCCTCGATCTGTTCGGCAAACGGCAGGGAGCCAAACTCAGCAGCGGGCATTAGACCCCCTCGACAATGTCATAGCGCCCGGCGAGGTGGGCAGCGGCCAGGGCTTCGGTCATCACCTCGGCGAAGTCTTCCACGCCCAGCTCGGGAGCCAGCTCGACCAGCCGATCGCGCAGCTCTTCGAGGCTTTCGACTTCCTCCACCAGCGCCTGGATTTGCTCAACCCATGGCTCAATGGCGGTATCGCCTTCACGCTGTAGTCGCTCCAGCTGCAAGTCGGGAGCGTCGGGTTCTTCGCTGTCGCCCAAGCGCAGGGCCGCAATTCTCTGGCCTTGAGGCTGTGCCAAACGTAGCGCGCCAACGGGTTTTGGCGCTGCCTTTGGCATCAGTACCTCTTCGCCTTCGGCGGCTTTCGGGATGCCGCTTTTCTCGTGGAACCACCACATGGGGATCTTCGCGCCCATGTCGACGATGGTCGGAAGGCTCTTGGAGAGGCGTTCCAGGTCTTCGGTTTCGCCGGTGTCCAGGTAGAAACGCGGCGCGCGGCTGGGCTTCTCAATGCCGAAGTTCAGCGCGGCCATCGGCCACAGGATGTGCTTGCCGATGCTGCCCGCGTACTGGCGTGCATCGGAACGGATCAGGCTCATTTGCCCACGCTCATGCACATTGCCCAGGGCGTTGGTGTTAGTGCCTTCGCCGGTGCCGCTGGTGAGCGTGCCGCCCAGGATTGCCTTGGCTTTGGCGCGCTCACACCAGTCCATCATGGCTTTGTACACATCGGCGCGGCCGCTAGCGGCTTCCAGGAAATCCAGCGACATACCGTCTGGGATGATGCCCGCCGCGTTCTGGCCCAAGCTAACGACGGCGCGCAGCAGTGTGGCTTTCTCTTTTTCAGTCGCGTTCTTGGGGTACTTACCGATGCGCGCGGGCATGCCGTAGATTTCCAGCAGTTGGGCCAGGTCGCCCAGGGCGTAGTTCTGGAACAGGTATGGCCAAGCAAGCATGCGGTGTAGGCCCATGCGGGCCACGTACCCGGCCTTGGCGCGGTGGCGGTGCTGAATCCAGCCTAGCGGCCATAGCTCTGCACCCGTGGCGCTCATGTCGCGCAGCGTGATGCAGTTCTGATCCTCCGGATGCAGGCGGAACCAGGAGTGCGGCCGCAGCGTCGGCTGCTCGATAAAGCGCATCGCGCCATCGCGGCCCCATGCCAGCTCCAGGTTGGCCCAGCCGTGGCCAATGCCAGTGCCCAAGTCCAGGATCAAGTCTTCCACCTCAATGCCACTGAACACCTCGGCCGCTTGCTCGGCGGCTTTCTTCTCGCGTGCATCCGCGCCGTCCGGCGGGACGATCTGCCATTCACGCTCTGCGCTTAACTGGCGGCGCTTGCCTAGGTCGGCCCCGATCTGTGGGTCTTTCTCCTCCATGTCGTCGAACAGCTCGCTTTGAGCCTTCAGGTCGCCTTGCTCGGCGCTTTCCAGAATCTGGTAGAGCTTGTGCGGGTTCAGCCCCTTGGTGGGGTGCTCGGCAAACTCCCGCTTGAGCTGGCCAACGCGGGAATCGTTGGTTTGCTCTTCGTCGAGTGCCTGACTGCTTTCATTGCCAAACAGTTTTTTGATCAGTGCTTTTGGGCTTACCATGCGCCGCCTCCTATGCCGAATCCGGTGTGTTCAATGTCGTCGCTGTCGTCATCCTGGCGGGAAACGCCAGGCAGGGGCGCGGGGGTGAAGTCGATGGGCGCTACGTCCATCATGCTGGCGTAGTAGGCCAGCGCTAACGCAATAGCCGCATCGCCGTGGCGGTCTTTGCTATCGCCGGTTTTGGCATCGGGTAGCTTGGGCACGCCCTTGATGACCTGAAGGGCACGAAGGTCATCGACCACGTTGCTGTCGCGGGGAATGCTGATCAGCTCATCTTCAAACGCAGCCTTGAAGGGCGGCATGTTGTTGAGGTACCAGCTCTGGGAGAGCATGACGACGTCGACAATGCTGCCGTAGCGCTCGGCCGCCTGCTCGGCCAGGTAGTTACCGTTGCCACGCCCATCCAGCGCGCCGCCTTGTAGCCGTGGTAGGCGATCGGCAATAAAGAACAGCACTTGCTCTTGCTGCTTGTACGGTACGTTGCGCAGTTCAACCAGGAACGGCACCTGGCGTACTAGCTGTTGAGTGATGGCCATCGGCGCGATGACGGTTAAGTCACCGCTGCGCCCAAAGTCTTCACCAAAGCAATGAGCCAACTTAGAGTCGAGTTTTTCCAGTACTGGTAGCAGGTGTTCAATGCACCAGGCGTTGATCTCTAGGGCGCGGTAGTGCTCCGGTACCGCGTTGAACTCGGCACTGCCTTCAAAGCGAACCACGGGGGCATCGACCATGCGCGCTTCGATCATGGCGCGGGAAAGGTAGGCACCACCGCCCGCTTTGGGCACACAGTAATATTCCTCCAGTGCATCTTCCCGTGTGGCCGTATCGGCCAGCAGGTTGGCTTTCCACTGCTCTTCGGCTTCCAGGCTCCAGGGCTTGCCACGCACTTGGCAAATACGCTGATACAGCCCTTGCTCGCAAGCGTCATCCAGGGTGATGCGGTGAATGCTATAGCGCTTTTTACCGGCGCGGCTGTCCTGAATCAACTCATTGAACAGGTTCTCGACGCCGTTGTGCGTACTGATGAGACGCACCTTTGAGCCCCACATGGTGAGGGCGAGCGCGGCCTTGAGGACCTCGGCCAACTGATCGTGGTGGGCGGCTTCGTCAATGGTGACGTTGCCCTGGCGGCCCCGCATGTTGCTGGGGCGTGAGCTGAGCGCCTGGATCTTGAAGCCGCTGGAAAAGTGGATAGTGAAGGTGAGGATGTTTTTATCCTCATCTTCGTAAAGTTCTTCCTGGATGTGCGAGGCGGCGCGGTTGAAAGCCTTGGCCCACATGGCACAGGCATCGATAAACTCGATGGCCATGTCCTTGTTGGAGCCCACATAGAAGTGATTGGTGCCACCGGCGACCTTGGACCTACTGGCTGTTAGCACGGCGTCCGCCGCTTCAGCCCAGGTCAAGCCGGTACGGCGACTCTTCTCACCGAGCTTTAGCTCGGAGTCGTCTTCGATCCAGGCTTGCTGATAGGGCAGCAGAACGGATTCAGGGAGCGCGGATGCAGGCACTGTAGAAGGTGTGGCGGTCATTTGTTTAATAACCCCCGAACTAGAGCGGCCACAACAATCGCCCAGCCTAGGCTATCACCAGCCTTCATGATGGCTTCTGCGATGGTAAGTTCATCCATTAGGCAATCCCCAGAATGTCGCGCTTGATAGCGTCGATGGCGTCTCGGCTCATGCCTTGGGTGGCCATGCTGGTCTCGGCCTTTTCCGCCGCCTCTTTGGCGACTTCCACGCGCAGCTCTTTAGCCCATTTTTTCTGGCTGAGCGAGACGCGGCCAATATCGGCCAGCGCCTTGGTCACGCTGCCCAGTTGCTTGGCGGCTTTGGCCGGGTCTTCCTCGGCTTTGCGCATGGCAATAGAGATTCGCAGCAGTTGGTCTTGCAAGATCCTTGCGGTCGCGTCGATCAGGTGTCCGCTTTCATCCTCGCCCTCGCTAGACATCGCACGGGCCAGCTCGGTGGTTTTACGCACGTCGCCCATGGCCTCTTCAAACTCCTCTTGAAGATCCTGGCCATAGCGATGCACCGAACTTTTGGAAACGTTATAACCGCGCTCGCTGAGCCATCCGGCTAACGCTTCATAGCCCTGGAATCCGCTGCTTACTAGCCGCTCATTAAGCTGCTCGCGCACGTCCTGGGGCAGTTCAAACACCTTGTTGCGAGGCGGCATGGGTTACGCTCCTGGGCGTGGTTTGGCTACGCCGGGTACGTTGGCCAAGCCTTCAGCGCAGTCGGCACCGCGACCGGTCAGTGTGATCAGCCAACCGGCGCGGGGCTGTTGAACAATCACCAGGTCTTGTTCTTCCAGCCACGCCAGGTCGCCATGCAGCTTGTCGCGGCTGACGATATGGGCATACGCGCCTTTCAGCTCATCGTTGAGCGAATACTCGTTAGTCGTGAACTGGTTGCGGCGGGCCAGGATGCGCAGGATCGTCAGGCGACGGCCCTCGGTTTCAAAGTCGTGATAGCTCATTTATCGTTTCCCTTTTTCCGTCAGCAGGTACTCATGCAGGCGGTTGAGCAGTGCCGTGGTGCTCTGCATCTGGGCGCTAATCTGGGCCATGCCTCGGTTCATCTCGGCCAGTTCGCTGCGCAGTGCTTCGATCTCGGTGTAGCCGGGTCGGTTTTCCAGCGTTTGCTCCAGGCTTGAGACGTGTTTGTCCACTTCATCAATCCGCTTGTTGACCTGCGTAATGGCAGTGCCAGTGGCGCGTGTTCGATTGGTCCACCACACATATACCGCGACACCGCCCATTAAGACTGCCTGGGCAATGTCGAAGAACAGCTTGGCGGCCGCCCAGTTGATTAACTCCATGACGTTCCCTTTGGTTGGTTACCCGCCAACGCGCTTGACGATGGCATCCATAAAGCCCGCCTTGGGCGCTTGGCCTGCTGCCACTTGTTTATCCTGGCTGCGCTTATGCACGTTAATGCCGAGTACGGCCAGGGCGATGCTCCATAACCCGAGCAGCGCTGACAGCACGGCACCCAGCGCCCCCACTACCGCGGCCAACTCGCCAGGGGTGCGGAACGCCACCACGCCCAGAATGACGGTGAAACCGGTCATCTGGATAAACCAGGCGGCAGCGGTCAGGTACCCATACGTAGGCCGCCAGCGGCGTACATAGGCATCGTTGCTGGCGGCTTCGGCGCGCATGGTCTTGTTCACTTCGCCTAGGCGCACGGCTTCCGCTTCCAGCACCATGCGGGTGAGTGTTTGCTGGTGTTCGTTTTCAAGCTTTTGAAGCTTGGCGTTAGCCTCGGGATCGCGTTCGAGCATCTGGGTAATCGATTCGGGATTGGCATCGGTGCCTAGCGCTTTAGCAATCATGCCGATGGCAGCTCCAGTGGCCGGGGTGCCGATCAACGAACCAAGCAACGGCGCACCCTTTGAGACCGCGCCACTTAGCGCTTCGGTGTCGATATTGCCGAGTAGACCTTTCAGGCTCATTGCTCACCCGCCCCAGCGGGCAGGGCCGCTTGTGCGTGTATCCACGTGGGTGAAGGTGTTGTAGCGGCCAACGCTGGCGTCAGGGTGTTGGGTTTCGATGTATTCGGCGACCTCTGCGGGGTCAACGCCCTGAACGCGGATGTCCGCTGCGCGGCCTAGCAGGTGCTGGCTTGCGGTGGCACCGCCTACCTGGCGGTTGTAGTCAGCGCAGCGGCAGCCGCTGTTAATGGTGACGGGTACGTCAAAGTGGGTGCGGATGTCTTCCAGCAGCACCAGGGTTTCAAGGTCTACGGTATCGAAGCCGCAGCCGCATTTACACGCGAACTCGCGGCGCTGAAAATGGTTGGAAAGATCGTTGCGGGGCATGGGAGTGAGCCTCATTGCATGGGTGGCGAAAGCACGTTGCAGTGAGGTTCAGGCTAGAGGGGGTAGGATAGGCGGCGGGAATCAAGCGCTTTAAGAGTTTTGATGGGCCAGAATGCAAACAACCCGCCGTGGCGGGTTGTGGGTTCTTTTTATATTCAGCGCGCTTGGATGATCGTTTCGATTTCATCAGCCGTCTTTTTCAGTTGGTCGCGGTCAGGATTGGCCAGAAAAACTTGCACCTTATCTAGCACCTGATCCAGTAATTCTGTTTGCTTCGTGCGCTTCAGCAACTTCTCTACTTCTGGCTGCCAATGCTCTAAGGTCGCCCACTCTTCCTTCGGCAATGGTGTTCTGTGCTCAGTGTAGGAGATACAGCGCCAGAGGATGCTATGCATGCCGTGCACGGAAGCAATATCAAAACGCTTTTCACGACCGTAAGCAATGCGCATTTGGTTATGAATACTCGCTTTCTCATTGCCTTGTTGCCACGTGGATAACATCTCTTGAAAGGTGGCTTCGGCTTCCTCCATTCGGCCTGCTTGTTGTAGGTAGTTGGGCAGGCGCAGATATCGCTCAATTGAGTAATCGGTTCGAGTTTCCACCATCATTGCATAGGCTTTTTGAAGGTGCTCTACAGCCCCTTCAAAATCTTTTTCATTAATGGCGGCGGTGGCCTCTTTGTGCAGAAAGCTTATGGTTTCATCTTGGGCCGTTGGAGGTTTCACAGCCACGTTTACATTCATTGCCTTTCTAGGCTGGGTGTCCTTTGGTTTTTTTAAAAGCCATTCATGTATCTTTTTCAACCAGCCCATAGGCAGTCTCCTTTTTTATAATCGTATTTAGAGCTTAGCCTTTATCATGTTCAGCGAACAGATCCGACTGCAGGCGGGCGCGGGCAAGCTTACGCTGCTCGGCTAGGATGCTGTAAACCTGCGCCTCGGAGATCCCGTAGTCAGCCACCAATTGCTGGATGTTGTCGCCGGTGTGGCGCTCCCATATTTCGCGGTCGCGCAGGGCGCGGTCGAGCTGGCGGCCCTGGGGCACGTAGAGGCTTCGCCCACCGGCAAAAGAGCTGATCGCTCTGACGGCAGCGAAGGCACGGCGGCGGGCGACCTTTTGGTCATCACCGGCGCGGATGTGGGCGTTCTCGACCACCGTGAGCATATCGCTTAAACCCTGCGGCCACTTCTTGAGGATCTCCGGGTCGAGGTAGTCCAGGGCATCATTAGGGATGCCAAAGCCCAGGTCTAGGTTGTCGGCTTTATGCGAGGTCATCGGGGTACCGTCCTTGCCGCTTGGCGTCGATGATCAACGCCTGGAGCAGCTTGTGCAGTTGGTTATCGTCGAGAAAGTCCACGCGGTCCACCTTGAACATGTGCCTGGCCATGCCATCGGCGTAGGCCCAGGCGCGGCCCGCGTCTGTAAGTAGCGCCTCGACCTTGTTCATTTCCCGTTGGCGTGAGCGCGGCGGGCGCGGTGCCTTCCGGCCCGCTTTCTTTGCGGGCTTCGGCTCAAAGCCCAGCCGCCGGAACTCGTGCATCACACCGCCAACGGTCTTATTCGTGAGTTCTTTGGCACTCCTTACGCCCGCTTTGCGGGCGAGGATTGCGCGGTAGTCTTCGTCGCTTAGGCCCAATTGGGCTTTAGCGATGTGGATTTGAGCCAGCTTGCCTTTGCTGATCATAAGGTAGCTCCCCTTTGGCGGCGTACCGCGTTGCACCAGCCACCGCAAGGCTTACCGTGGTTCGCACCTTCGTGGCAGGCAAACACGCCCTGGCGCTTCACAGCGGCGTTGAAGTCGCGCTGGGTGTGCAGGCTCTTGGAGGCATCGCTACCCTTGCGCGCGGCACAGCCGCCGCACATGGGCACAGCGCTGTTCAGGGCGTCTTCCAGTTCCTGGCCTTCCAAGATGCGCACCGGCTTGGGCTTGTAGCTCAGGCAGGTAATGCCCGCACCGGGGTCAGTCACCCAGCCGCCCTGGGGCCACGGCGTGCCGTCTTTCATCTCGATCATGCCTTCGATGATTTCGCACTGGCCAAGGTGACGGCACATGCCGCACAGCATGTCGAAGGATTCCTGCCATTCCTCGCCTAGCGGCTTGAAAGGAATGCGTTCAGTGTTCATAAATCCACCTCTTGGCGCTATCTGGCTTTCGTTGCTTAGCTCGCTTTCGAATAACCGATGGCAGCTGTTCGTAGCAGGCCTTGCACGGCTGTCGGCTCTTACCGTTGCTTTGATAAAAGAACTCGGGATCATCGGGCCACCAGTCGTTGCACTTGCTGCACAGGCGCTCTTGGCCAAGCTCGGTGATCTGAGTCCACTTGCTCATGACGCTTGCTCATCCGACTTGATCTCAAGATCAGGGAAGTGCTTCTTGAGGTGAGCCACCGCCGCGCCTTCGGTGCCAAAGGTGGGTGCTACGCCGACGACCCGAGGTGTGACCATGCGATCGGCCTCTTTCTTGCCAAACGCCCGCTTCGCATGCGCATACACTTTTTTGCGATATGCCGCCCGCTTCACTGGTCGCCAGAACCGTCCTTCGGGATACACGGGCTTTTCATCCTTGGTTTCCGTCCACTTGCCTTGCACAACGCCGTTCACGTACACCACAACGAAGATCCTCTTGCCGTCATGCGCCTTGGTCAGCGTCAGCTCGTAGCCATCGGCCAGCAGTTTTACGGAACCACCCAGGTGCTTTAGGCGCTCTTTGATCGTTTTCCATTTATCCATTGTTCACCTCATGGCTGCTCATCAGTGCTGGGCCACCACGCCCGGCAGACGCCCCACGCGGGGGCGTTTCGCTTCAGTCATCGTCCTCGCTGGAATGCACAACCTTCAGCGGGAAGTCGCCCACCATGTGCAGCGCCACCTTAATGCCGGTCACGAACCCCTTGTGCATGGGCGTGCCTGGCTCCAGAACTGGGCCATCATCTCCGAGGGATATGCGTTTACCCTGATCACCCAGAGTCACAACCTGCTGTAGCTGGTCGCGGACATGCTGGTGATGCTGCTCGGCCTTGAGCACCACGCGCATGGTTTGCTCCTCGATGACGGCACGATCAGCATCGCGAACCAGGTCTTCAAGATGAGGGAAGTGCTCCATCGAATCGCTCATGCGGCACCTCGCTGGTGGGTGATGTGATAGCGGTACTGGATGCCCGCCATGGGGTCTGAGTCGCGCAGGTAATCGGTGCGGACGTTGACGCGCGGGCCGTACACCCGCCGCGCGACGGCCAGTGCCGCCTCGAGATGGGTGGCACCGGTGGCACGCTGGCCGCGCAAAGTGGCGACAAACCCGCCCATGGCGGGGCTAACGCGGATGGATGAAGCGTTGGTGATAGCGGTCATGAAGCCTCCTTAAGCAGCCATTTCTGAGCGACGTTGCCGACGAAGTACCCGCCGAGCAGCAACCAGGTCAGTGCCTCGAATACCTCGACCGGCAGCAGACCGGCGATCAGCAGACCGACCATCACGAGCTGCCAGAACATCGCCGCCCAGAACTTGCGTGAACTCCAGCGCTGTTTGACGTCGTCCATGTCACACCTCCTCATCAGGGCCAGTAGCAAGAACGACTGCGCCGCCTGGAACACGCTTGCTTACCTGAATCTCTCCACTAGCAAAGCAGTACGCGCTGAATAGATCTTTCATCTCACACCCCCGCGATATCTAGGCTGATGGGACGGTACTGGTCGCTGCTGCCGACCCGCTCATAGATGCGGATGTAGCTCTTGGAGCCGGTGACCTGAATGGCGTCACTGATGGCGTCCATGGCGCGCAGCCAGCGTTTGTCCTGGATGTTCAGGCGGCGTAGGCCGAGCACCTGGCCGGTGCGGATGTTGCCCGCCTGGTCGACGCGGAAGGCGTCTTGCACGATGGTGGCCACCTCGGGGCGGGCGTCGGTTGTCCAGTCCCGCAGGCACTCTTCAATCAACCCTTTGGCCGCCTGCAGTCGCTCATCGAAGGTGATGTTTTCGGAGATAGCGCGCAGCACCTTGTACTTGCCGCAGAAGCTGACCAGCTGGATGTTGCCTTTCTTGCCGCCGATCTGGACGTCGTACTCCTGGGCGGAGGTTTGAACGAAGGCTTCGATCTCGCTGAACACGTCGCTTTTGAAGTCGCGGAGCTGGTCGCGCAGCTCACAGGCGCGGTCAATAATCGAGAGCACCAGCTCATCGCGTAGCTTGTCGATCTCTTTGATCTGCTCTTCGGGCACCAGTCGGCTCTTGGCGTCCATGCGGAAGCCGTCGGGCACTTGCTGATTTTCGGTTGCTGGGGGGTTCATGCTTGGCTCCTTTCGGGTGTGTTTAGGCCTGCCGGTAGCGCGGCCATGGGCGTGTTGGGAAGCGACTCAAGGCCGCTGCTTTTGTCGATGCAGCGCGGGCACATAGCGGCGACGCGTCGGTGCTCGTAGAGGCCGCACCACTCGCAATGCCCTTGGCTTGTGACGGCGTAACACTTCGGGGTGCGGTTGTAGCGGTCGACGAGGCAGATCACGAAGCGGCTATTCACCAGGCCGGTGAGGATATGGCGCACTGCGTCGGCGTTCAGACCGGTGGAGGTGCATAGCTCATCCAGCGTGGCACCGTCGTTTGCCTGTAAATGGGATAGGATCAGATGGCTCATTTCAGGCACCTCGCTTGGCAAAGTTGGCACTGCGGTTACGGGCGTTGTGCCGGTGGTGATGAAGCGGCTCGACATACGCGCCGTTGCGCTGCTGCATGCGCGCCACGGCTCGCTCGGCCTGTTCGGTTTCACAACGCCAGCGGTCGAGCAGGTCACGCCAGTCCCAGTCCGGTACCGAGCTTTCCTGTGCAGCGGCTGGCTGCTCGGCCAGGCCGGTATCCCAGCGCTGCCAGATACGTAAAACGGCAGCTTGCTGGGCCGGTAGCAGCGGTTCCGGCTCTAACGCCAGGCGTTCAAACTGCACGGGGTTGGCCAGGTACTGCGCCAGGTTGACGCCGTGGCGGGCCAGGCGCAGCTGCACGAAGCGGTCGGCGTATTCTTCCAGGTGCTCATCGCTGTAAGTGGTCATTGGTCGTCTCCCTTGCTGGCAGCCCCTTTCAACAGCTCCGATAGGCGCTTGGGGGCGTTGGCTTGCTCAGTCGCCTTGGCGTTGTGGCGCTGACCCTTTGGGGTGGTGGCCACCGTGGATTGGCGTTCGGCCATGCGGCGGTGTTCGGCCAGTACGTCATCGGTCGAGCGCTCCTGAAACGCGGCCGCCGGTAAGCGATTTGCAGGCGTTTTGGCACCGCTGCGTGCCGCTTCCTCGCGCTGCTTTTCCTGCTCACCGGCATGGCGGTCGGCGCAGCGGGCGACGACTTCGTACAAGTAGCCGTGGCCGCTTAGCGGTAGGCCACTGGGTGGGCTTTCCAGCATCTGGTCTAGGGCCATCACCCACACCTTTAGCGGTGCCTCCCGCTTGATGCCTTTTCGCTCGATCACGCCGCTGGTGATCACGTCTTTCAGCTCCGTCAGCAGGCGGGCGCTCTTGGCGCTGGCCAGCGCTCGGCTGGCAGGACGGAAAAAGCCTAAGTAGCGCACGATGCGGCTACTCAGCAGCGCGGGCATATCCAGAGCCGCCGCTAATGCCTGGTTGTGTTCGCCCTGGGTGACGAAGGCGGCCATGTCGGCCGTCATGCCGCACTCGGGGCACGTCGCTTTAAGGGTCATTGGTCGCCTCCGTCCTGGTTGTCGGGGTTGTGGGGGCAGCGCTGGCAGTGTTGCCACATGCGCATGGCCATGGGGTTGTGGGTGGGCGCGGGGCGAGCGCGGTAGTCGCGGCACTGCTCGGCGCTGATGTTGATCGCGAGCGCCGGGCAGTCGAGGCCGTCTAGCGCTTCCAGTACCTTCTTTTCGATGCTTGCGGTTGAGGGGCTGGGGTAGCGGTTGGCCAGTGCCAATGACACCGCGCTGCGCGAGACGCCAATACGCTCGGCGGCTACCTTGCGGTTTGTGGCGCGCACCTCGTCGGCGAGCAGCACGATCCAGCGCGGTACGTCGTCACCCCAGTTGGAGATGTCGACGGTGCGGGTACGGCGGATGACGTCACTCATGGCTCACCCCCTTCGGTCTTGGTCACGCGGACATACACCACCTGGCCGGTGTTGGGGTCATAGAGTTGCTTGGTGCGCTGGATCATCGGCGCGCGCGGGCCGGTCCAGCGGGTACTGACCAGCCGGTAGCGGGTCAGCACGCCGGGAGAACCAGGGCGAACGATGGCGACGTACTCGGCAGCGGCCAGGAAGCGCAGGTATTCGTTGGCCGTTGTTTCGGCGATCTCTACCTTGGGCGTCGTGGCGGCGTCCGCCAGTTCTCGGGAGGTGCAGTCGCCGATGATCTTGAGCGTGCGCCACATCTGTTCACGACCGAGGCCACCGGTGGGCGTGGAGCCGTCTTTGCGCACGCGCGGGGCTTCCACGCCGACGTCTTTTTCCAGCTTGAACTGCACCGGCTCGCCGCTTTTGCGCGGCACATCGAGACGGGCGAGGTAGCCGCCTTTTTCGAGGCCGTTTAGGTAGTCACGCACGCGGCCCTGGCTGACCGCATCCGGCATCAGTAGCGATACGTCGACCGTGGCGATGGCTAACCCTTTGGCGTGCATATCGCGCAGGGTTTCCCAGATGGCCTGGCGGTCGATGCGCGGGCCTTGGGCGTTGAGTTGGGGTTTACGTTTTGCCATGCCTTAACCCCTCCGCGCCGGTGGCTGGCCGGTGTGGATCTCACGCTCGCCCCATTCACGCATGCCGACCATCGTCCAGCCGTTGGCGGTAGCCTCGCTGTGGATCTGGTAGAGGTTGACCGCGACGCGACGCAGGCAGCCTTTAACGCGGTCGTTGACGGTTTCCAGCAGGTCGTCTTCGATCTCGATATCGGGGTAGCTTTTGTCAGCCAGGGCGCGAACGTCATCCAGGCTTGCTGCCTGGGCGGGCACCCATTCCAGTACGCGGTTATGCAGGCGCTCCAGCCGTGCCATTGAAGCGGGCACGCGCTCCTCGCCGATCAGGATCAACGTGCCTTGGCTGGCGTTGTAGATGTCGGTGAGGACGTTGGCCGCTGCCTTGTCGATCACGTACTGGACGTCATCGATGATCAGCGGGCGACCACTTCTGCTGAGCTGCTCGGCGATCTGGTCGACCATCTCCGAGAGCGTTTTCATGGGGATGATGCCCATCTCGCGTAGCACGGCGACCACGAACGCTTTCTTGGTCCAGCTTTCGCGGCACTCGACGTAGTAGGCGCGGTGCATGTTTGCCGCGTAGGCCGCTGCCAGGCTCTTGCCGTAGCCGCTGGGGCCGTACATGACCACAAGGCCTGGCAGTTCCGGCGGCCGGTTGGCGGCGCTTTCGACCGCTGCAGCGAGTAAGCCGACGTTGGTGAGTGGTACAATGGTGTTGACGCTCATAGTGCTTCCTTATTCAAGGTTGGGGTGTCATGGGCCGTGGTTCAGACGGCCCGGCGGTTGCGGGTGGGTTGCCGCCCACCCGCATCCACTTCTGCATCCATCACTTTGGCGATGGCTTTCAAATCTCTGTGGTGCTGATAACGTTCATGCCATTCACGGGCGGCTTCAGGCACTTCCTCACCTTGCTGCAACTGTCCATCCAGCTTTTTCCAAAGCCGGTACCGATCCATCTTGCTGTCAGGTATCTGAAAGCGAGTGCCTTCATCCGCCAGTTGCTTGGCGTAGGCGCGGCCTGCGGCCGCCTGCTTTTCGTCTGAATAGCTGGCGGCTGGGGTAATCGCGCGGATCTCGACGTCGCTGCCAGTGATGGTTTTGGCTTTCTGCGCCAGGCGGTTGAGCTGGCCTTTTTCGCGCTTCTCGGCGGCGCGCTGGATCATCGTTGCTGGCATGGCGGGGGTGGCGTTGCCGTCGAGAATGGCATCGCCCAGGTGTTCGCCTTCCAGGGTGTAGACGCCGACGCTTGCGGTATCGCGGTAGTCCCACGCGACGCGGATCTCTTCGCCGTGGAAGTCGCGTAGGGCATCCAGGAAGTACAGGCCGCCGTTGATGCGAACCTCGCCACGGTTGGTTTTGCGTACCTCTTGCGGGCGCATGAGGGAGGCGACCACATCAGCAGGCGCGGTGAGCGCTTCGAAGCCTTCAGCCTCGGCGTTCTTCCAGGCTTCCATGGGGCTTTGGTGGCGTAGCCTGCCGCTGTCCAGGTCGCGAATTTTGGTCAGGCCCGAGTGGGGGCGGTGGTTATAGACGTCCAGGGCGTCGTTGAGCCGGTCGAAGAACTCCTGAAAGGTCGGAATCAACCTGGGCTTTAGCCCGTTCTTGATGTCGCGGCGGCTGAGCTTGTGCGCTTTGGTCGACGCCTCTTTGTCCATGTCCGCGCCGATGTAGCTGTCCATGGTTTTGGCAAGCTTCACCAAGGTGCTTTGGTGGGCGCGCTCGATCACGCCGCGTGCCTGGGAGTTGTAAGGCAGCGAGTGGGTAATGGTGCCGCCCAGGCGGTCGACGACTTCATAGACATTGGCGTTGTCGAAGCCGCTGCCGTTGTCGACGTAAAACAGGTTGAACATGCCCGCACGGCTTACGGCATCGCGCAGGGCATCCAGCGTGGCTAGGGTTGATTCGGCAAGGTTCAAGGCAAAGCCGACGATGCGGCGCGTGGCCCAGTCGATGATCAGCGTGACTTCGGGGCGGAACGCTTGGCCGGTCAGCGGGTTGATGACCTCGGCGTCGAAGGTGTGGCCATCCGCGACCCATACATCGTTGGGCCATAGCTCTTTACTGGTGCGGCGCTTGAAGGGCTGAAGCGCTTTCAGTTCATGGGCGCCCATGCGGCCACGCTCACGCGCTTCCGGTGAAAGCTTGGCTAGCCAGCGGCGCACCTGGTGGATAGAGGGGTGCGGTGGTTCTGTTTGTTCGACCAGGAGCTGATAGGCCGCTTCGACCGAGGGCTTCTGCGGCTTCTGGTAGCGCTTGAGAAAATCACCGGCCCAGGGCGGCATGCTCATATCGGCTTGGCGGCGTTTTGGGGCCAGGCCACGCTCACCGTGCTTTTTAAAGTCGGCGATCCAGCGCTTTAGCGTGCGTTCGCTCAGGTTGCGGGTGGCGGTCTTGCGATCGTTGGCCATCACCACACGCTGTTTAAGGTACGGCGTTAGGTCGTCCGCTTTAGCGTGAGCAACTAACGTTTCGATGGCGCGCTGCTGGCTGACCATGCGGCTCATGCGTTCTATCTCGCGCACGAAGGCAACGCGGGCGCTCATCACCTGGCGCTGGGCATCGGTTAGCTGCTGCTGGCCTGGGCGCGGATCTTCCGGTTGAGCGGCAACGGTACTGGCAGGCGTGGGATCGGCCTGTTCTGCCTGGGCCAGTAACAGGGCGTTCTGGGTTTCAGTGGGCAGCACGGCAAAGGCGTATTCGACAGCCTTGCTGCCCAGTCGCTGTTGACCTTCCCAGCCATGACGCTTGGCATATTCACGAACGTTGCGTTCAGTGCCGGGCAGTCCTGGCAGCCCGGCCAGTTCTTTGGCGGTGTACCAGTTCATTGATCATCCCCCATCAAACGCTTCAGCTCTTTCATGTCCGTTTTGAGCTTTTCGAGCATCTGTTGGCGTTTGCCGTACTCGGCGGCCAGCGCCTCACGGCCGTATGCGACACGCCCGCCACGGAGGTGGACGATCCAGTCGGTGAACACGTGGCTCTGGCAGACTTCCTCAAGAAGCGGAATGCGATAGAAAGGGATGTTGTGATCGCTGCGGGCAGGCGAACTCCAGGCATCAAGCATGTGCTTTGAGACGTCATCGCCGGAAAGGCGGCTCATCTGCGCAGCGACTTCGTAACGGTCGACGGGGCAGTCTTTCAGCACTATCCCCACCAACTCGCTGACCTGGCTGGCGTAGTTGCCACTGCCCGGCAAGGGCACCACGGGGGCAGGCACTTCGAAGATGTCTAGCGTTTGGGTATCTTTGACGCGCCTCATGGCTATGCTCCCTGTGCCATTTGACGATGCGTAGACGCGTTAGAAGCGCTAGTATTGGTGTTGTCGCGTGTTGACTTCTGACATAACTCAGCACGATTGGGGCGTTCACGGCATGGCGTACCGTTTGGGTTCCAGCGCTCTGGCCAAATAACTTGTGGGGTCAACCCAAGCTTTTTGGCGATAGCGCGTTCCATGCGTGGGTAAGGGGTGTACTTCGCCATTTGTACGGCGTTGCCGGTGACGCCCAGCTCATCGCTAAGCTTGCGAAAGCTAGAACCCTGGCTGCGGAGTTGGTACTTCAGCCACTCCCAGCGCTGGGCTGGATTGATAGGAATATCTTGTTTCAT